TCCCGGCGTCCGTGGACACCTTCTCCCTAGTGTTGTATCACCGACACTAGGCGGTCTCTTTCTGTACCTTTGTATACCTTACTCATCTTTAGTGGGAACTAAGAATGAGTAAAGCAGTTGCAACTCGTCCTTATTCAGCTTTGAGAGAGAGGTCTCTCAACGCAGAATTCAAGCGTTTTGCACCTGATGCACAGGATTTGACAGAATATCATCTTTCACTACAAGAACTCGTTCTTGTACTGAAGAATAATGTTCTGCCAGACTTCGATAAGAGAAAACAAATGAATATGGATCGAAATGAGAGTCTCCTCCCATTCCGTACCCATGTACGTTTTGATTTCACTTCTCAGTTTCTTTAATCGCGAGATTAAAGAATTCACGCTGAGATAGAATCTCAGACTGAGTCCATGCGGTGGATCTTCGTCCACCGTGTGTCCATGCTCTGGTAGCTTTTAACAGATCTCTGTTAGGAACTAAAGCTTTAGTTCCTTTCAGCTTTCTGTTGAGGCTACGGTCGAGCTCGGCGTTTAAGTTGCAGTAGGTGATGAGAAGTCACCATCTACAACCAACAACACCTATGTCACACGTGGTCATCCCTTTCGATACCTCGAAAAGGGAGCCTAATGGCAGAGTGAATGATGACATTCTATCGTACTCAAGATCACTGACAAGTCAGTCATCTTGAGCTTGATAGAGTCTCATCATTAACGCCGCGACTAGCGAGACTAGAGCCCTCGCAAGGAAACGAAGACTAAGTTTGCCCAGCACAACGCCCCTATTCAATAAATAGTAGTAATACAAACCTAGGTTTGTCTTTCTAAGATTTATGGGAATAGGGCTCACCTCAATCCCATTGCGAAATATCCGTTTGGATATCTCGCAGGGGTGAGATTCTTTAGGTCATATAGAATCCTCCGGTTTTCATTGAAGACCGGCGAACTCTATAATACTGATGTATTCAAAGGCAACCTTTTTGTTGAAGATGACAATGTCATCTCCAATAATAAGGTATTCTGAGAATGCATCAATCCCTAAGCGTTTTGCAGCCAACCTGACTAAGACGTGGTTAGTCAAAGCCATGGCTGGTCAGGAGCTGTAAAGCCCCATGGGCTGACCTACCTGATATTTTACATCATGGTTAAAGG